TAGAGAACAAAGGAAATCGACCGGGATAAATCCAAATATCATAATCCGTAAACCTCTTAATGGTCATAAAACCATTCATTCTTGAGGTAAGATCTACAACCTCTTCTCCCGTAGCTTTATAGAGCTTAAAGGAAGTTATAGTGCCGTGGCTATCATCATGTTCCCGAATAATCTGAAAAGGTAACATGAACATTGCAGGGGTAAATAAGGGATAGACTTTCCCGTACATCCACCACTTCCTAGCATTCTGTTGCTCCAGCGAAGTATACCAAGGTAATACGCTAAGGTTATTTATATAAGCAGAATTAACGGCCATTTGTTCATTATTCTTTTCAATGGACAAATATAAGAACAATTTTTCAATATCCTGTACCTCCGGGCAAAATTTTATGTTCAAAAAGCAAATTAATCAACCTCATATCTTAAAGTTGCTTTAGCATTCCGAGACAATAGTGTAACAGTAAGTTTCTGTATAGACCCTTTCCCCAAAGGGGTTTGCACTAAGTTAGTAAGATTTAAATCATGCAGCATCGGAAAATTCACTGTTTGTATCATCGACATCTTAGTTCCTTTTGCAGTTTCCTCCGACTCATTTCTTAAGTATTTCTTTGCAGGCATATCCCAACGATAGTGCATTTGGAGGTAAGCAAAAGCAGCATACGCATTCTGTAGGACATAGTCAACTGAGTCTATATAAAAAGTAAAATAAGGGAGCTTAAAGTCAGACCCCGAGACTACTGGGACTAATAAAGCAAATCCATCTACGGAAATATCACCCGGGTTAAGCATCATGTAATCAACATCAGAGGTGAATTGAGTTAGTTCAATAGTTTCTATTTTATCTTGATTAACATACTTTGAAATCATCTTAAGAGGAAGTCCATTAAAAAGTTCTGTTGAGTTATCCATCCACCCAAACTGATACCAAGCTGCTAACTCAGGTTTATCAAAGCTGTATTTCTTTGTTGCAAATGACCAAGGTTTCCCGTTCCGAGTAACAAGTTGAGTGTTGAGATTAATACCTACTACAGGAGTTGAATCATACGATCCCCCTCTCCTAAAATATTCGATATGCTCAATCCTCAACTTGTTCGTTGAATCAATAAACCAATAACACCGGAAGCAGTCACGAAGCATATCAAAAACAGCTTTGAGTGTTATAGGAGCTTTCTGAGCTGGTTGGTCATACCCCGCTGTCACGATATTAGATTTCTGAGTCAAGAACACCCTTTGGTTTGGTATCTGGAGGGGTTGTCCCCCGTAAAGGAACTGAGAGTAGTCAGTTGTACCCTCATGAGTAATACCAGGAGCAATCTGATTCAATAGTACGGAGATGACTGAATATATCGGGTGTGCGTCCTTCAGTGTAAATTCAGTACGCCATGCAGGTTCTACTTGCCAATCGGTTTGTGATACAGCAAACCAAAGTGAAATCTCTGTCCACATAGATCTAGTAATAGGATAACATCTCTTCGGACCAAGAGTAGCATTATAAGGCATAACATAATATTGACCCGGTTGATAAATCCCCCATTCGGTCGGGGTCGATGTCAATTCATTTGATATTATTATTTGGTTGGATATGTTAACGCCACAAACACGCCTGTAATTTCTATTATTTGCAACAATATCATCAGACGGTATGGGATGAGTGTTAGTTGTGATATCCGATATTCTCCGAGCGTATACGCTTATATTAGAAAATGTCAACGTTAAAGTTCCGGTTGCCCCTGTGCCCGATACTGGTTCCAATTCAATCGAATAATTCGGGAGTTCAGGTGTGTCGGAATGTTCAATATTTTTATACCACAATGTTTTTTGGGTTGAGAATTGATATACAGACCATATCAATTCATATTCGTTACCATAATGTTCATAACAACCTACATATATACGAAAGTCCCCGTTATCTAAATAGTATGAATAATCTGGGTTCATACTCGGCTTTGGCCCTGTAAAACAGGAGGGCAATTGCGGAGATATATTACCCCGACATATGATGCATCTATTTTCAATATTCTTTTGGAAATGATATGTGTCTATCAAATCATCTACATTGCTGATTGCTTCACATTCCTGTTCCCACCACATATTGGACAGGAAACACCCGATAACATTTTGACCCGGCACATATATTTGTATTAAAGATCTCTTATCAAGTTTTATGGGCTGAATAACAGGAGCAAGACTGATCAAATCGAACTCCTTCTCGAGACCAGCTAGGATAGCATTATACTGGTCATTAACACTCGGGGAAGCTATTACAGTCTCATTATCTTCATCCACTTCACAATCTGTTCTCCAAAATTGACCGACCCAGTATTGCGACCAAGATGACCCTCGGTCGTATGAAATATAAATAATTATGTCAAACTGAGTGTCTAACGGTCTTCGTGTTCCATCAGAAGGATCAAATATAATAAAAGAAAAGTCCTCTTTCTGGAAGGTTAACTTACCTTTTAACTTGCCTCTGTAAAATTCCTGGTTACTCTCAAGAGCATATTCTATTGCTAAATCATCTCTAAAATTAGGATGAGATTCAACAGTAACAGAATTAGCTGATAGCTCAAATTTGTAAATCGGGTTCATATTTTTAGTTTAAAATAGTCCGCTTAAGATTCTTATATATAGTAACTACATGCCCCTGCGGGTCGATATAGATCTGAGTTTCGTTCTTCCTCTGATCTCGTATATCTCTAAGATCTCTTTCGACCCGGGTGAGATCTACAGTAGAAGGAGATATGATTTGTGATATACCCCTGTGAGCATTCATATATCTCTCTGAGAAAGTACCGTTGTTAAGAGCACGAATAACATCAGGTATTATCGGCCCGTATTTTCTAGAATTCCTCTTGTTTATAACAGCAAAATACTCACCCCCTTCTGCTCTTCTTCTAGTTCCATCAGGTTTAGTACCAAGGTCAATATCATTACCAGATTGATGAGATCCTCCTGAGAGGAGCTCAACGGTGCCTTCTCCGTAAGTCTCCGAAGCTATCTGTTTTGCTTTAATCTTAGAAGCAGTAAATGATGTCCACATAGTAGCTATAGCTGCAGCTGCGAGGATATAACCTACATAAGGGATAGATGACAAAGAAGACCAGAGATTAGCTGAAGCTGTAATAAGTGAACTGACCTGAGTCTTAGTATCGATTCTCTCTTGCTCTTGCTGTGCTTCTTTCTTTTGTTTAATAGCTGCCTTTTCTTGTTCCTTTGCAAAAGCAAGTTCTTTCTGAGCTGTCTCTACTTGGTTTGCATACCCATTAGCTCTAGCTTCACGCTCAAAATCAAGGACCCTCTGAGCAGCTTCAACTTCAGCTTGTGCCTGGGATAAAGCTGCCTCTGCTACCTCCATCCTTGCATCTGCTATTCTTTGAAGCCCAGCAACTATCTCATCAGCAACAGTCTGAAGAGCTTCGGACATATCAGAATCAAACCCGAATAACTCCCAGATGCTATTAATCCGAGGCCCTTTCTCCATTTCTTTTTTGAGCCCCTCAATTTCTTTTTCGATAGCATCAATAGTAGTTTGAATAGCTTTCCTTGCTTCGCCTGTCTGAGTTTTGAGAAATTTCTTATAGTAGTTAAGCTCTTGTTCCAGAGTCTCAATTCTTTGGTTTAAAACAAATTTGTTCTTCTGCCTTTCGGAATGCATGTGAAGATTAAACTCAGCTGCATCATATCTTTGTTGAGCAGTAAGCAAATTCTTATTAATAGTGTTCTCGGATTTAAGCCTTTCCTGAGCTGCTTTCTGATCCCATTTCCTGTTAATAGCATCTTCGTCTTGTCTTAGCTTTTCTGCAAGTTGCCTATTCTGTATGAGTTCTTGTTGCCTTTGTAGTTCAATAGTATCAAGGCGTATCATCATTGCCTCCCGAGAGTTTTCTGATATAGCATCCAGCCTCATGTTATTCGCCTCAATCTCTTTTTGTAAATCTTCAAGCCTGAACTCATTCTCGAGTTCTTCCTTCTCTCTTACATATTGAGCGTACCGGAAAAGCATCTGCTGAACAATAGAATAATACTCCTGATCTGTGAGATCTTTTTCTGTATCGAGTCTAAACTGAAGATCCTCTATTTCACGTTCATATCCTCTCTGCAAGCTTAATCTTCTTGTGCCCTGTGTTTCCTTAAGCGCAGAGATTTGAGCGTCCTCAGCGTCACGTATGGCCTTTGTATTGGCTTCTATTTCATCGGCATCAATCTGGAATAAGTCTTTATTGAGTTTCTTCCTGAGATCTACTATCTGTTTATTAATTGCCTGTCTTGCTTTTAAAGTAAGATCGTTCTCTCGGTCAAGTCGGATTTGAAGATCCTCGATTGCCCTCTCGGTAGCTGCTCTTTCTGTAATTCTTTGCCTATCAAAACGATCATCCATAAGAGCAATAGCAGCATCCTCTCTTTCCCTAAGAGAATCACGCTCAAGATCCTCGATCTCCAGCATTTCTTGTTTATGCCTTTCGAGCATTGCTTGAGCATCAGCATCTATCTGTTCCTGGTCATAAATAATATCAACAGCGACCTCTATATCTTTTCCTAAAAGATCAATCCTCTTCTGGATAATATCAATAGCATCCTCGACTTTGACTTTCTCAGCAGGCCCATTGAGATCAAATTGAACTTCAGTCTTTTTCTTTCCGGAAGCTTGTATTGCAAGAAGGCCCTTGTACATCTCCTGGAGTCTAGCTATCTCTTTTCGGTTTTTCTCAATGTTGTCTATCTCATTACCGTAGAAGCCTCTTGAATAAGCATTAGAAGCCTTTCGAGTAGCCATTGCTCTTTTTTCTATCTTTTGGATCTCGAGATAACCCGCTTTTCTTGCTTTTGCTATTGCCAACTCTTGTTCAAGAGCTTTCTGGTTCTCTGTGTAACCCCTCTTTGTCTCCCTATGAAGATAAGCAAGGTACTCTATAGTTGCTTCTAGCTCAGCATTTATCTGTTGCTGTGTTTTTACTGTCTCAGCTCCAGCCCTTACAAAAGCTACCAATACTCCTACGACAGCTGCTATTGCTGATGCAAGAAGAATATAAGGATTTGCCTTTGCTGCAGCATTAAGAGCATACTGAGCTATTTTAGCTGCCACCGTTGACTTAGTCTGAAGATTCTGAGCTACAGTAGCAGCTTTAAGTTGAGCATTTCGGATAAATAACAGGATGTTTCCCTGTTTAAATATGCCGTTATAAATCTGAGAGATGCCATTGGCAATAGCCATAACAGCATTAAGTTCTACTAACGACTGAGCAGCTCCAACTGCGCTGTTTCCAAAGAGTTTCATTGTACCAGTTAAAGCACTCAAACCTCCAGCACCTGTTGAGAGAACTCCTATAGCATCATTAAGGTAACCAGTTTGCTGTCCTAAAGCATTGGCTTCCAGTTTAACAATCTGGTATTGTCTCTTTAAGTCTTTTAAGTCTGCTGAAAGCCTCTGGGACTTTTCAGATAGCTCTGCCCATCTGTCGCTTCCTTTTTGCCCCTCTTCTTCGAGCTGGCTCATCTCTATTCTCAACTGGGTCAAAGCCTGAATGCCATTACGAATATCAGAAGCCATTGTTGCAGTAGCAACACCGTAATTACCTACGGAAAGAACGTGTTTGCCTGTTGCTTCCTGGAGCTGTTTCATCTGAACCATCAAATCGTAAGACTCTTTTTCAAGAGCCTTACCAGTTTCTGTAGTCTTTCTCTCTTCAAGTGTCATGGCATTAAGAGCCTTTTTGATCTTCGAATATCTAGCAGAAAGATTGTCATAAGAACCTTCAGCAGACTTGTTAATCTTGAGAGATAACTTCATCTCTGAGTTCTTATCATGTATCTTCTGAGAAAGATCTATAAGCTGTTTTGCTGTCTCGGTCGAAGCAAAAGCAAGATCTGCCTCTTTCTTAGCTAGCTTATCAACATACGCACTGGCTTTTTTTATTTCCTCTCGCCCAGATGATGTAGCTGAAGATACCGAATTGAGAGCAGCCTTAATACCTGCGGACTCAGATTTGATACCATCCATTAACGCCCGATACTGAGCAGCAAGATCAGCCAAATCCTCTTTCAGCTGTTTTATACTGTCGTCAGGTTGAAAGAGATCGGAGTATTTAATAGGTTCAGAATTCTCCATCGCTACTTTCTTTTAGATTGTTTTTTATTCTGTTCGCGTATAAACATAAGAGCATTGAAATACTCCAGAACAGTAAATGCTTTAGGGTTAGCACCAGTGCTCTGAGAAATAATAAGACAAGCGCTCTCATATTGTTTATCTTGTTGGATCTCTAAACTTTCTGGACCGGAGAAACACGCAGGCTCACAAAAAAGTTCAATCTCAACTGTGAGATTGTTCAATTCTTTCTCCTGCTCCGGGGTAAGCTTACCATTTACTAGCTTCTCTAGAACGAGAAGAGTCCTGCGTTTAAGTTTTGAGTAGTATTCTTTAACAGATGAACTATCAAACAAAGCAGGAAAATATTGTTTTAGTTCATCGTCGAGTTTTTTTTTACTAGCCTCTATCGTTGTCATCATTTGCCCAGCAGGTACATCCCCTAGAGCATCACAGACTCTCTTAAGAGACTCTTCTGATATATCATCAATAAGTTTGCCATCTAATTTATGAACAAGAACTGCAAAAGCCATATCCTTAGGAGAAACACCAGTCTGAATGAAATGAACGTTCTGTCTCATGTTCATTAGTTCCTTTTCTGCTAGATCAGGCTTATTTGTTCTGATATATTGTATGATCTTCTCAGCTCTTATATCAAAATCAGCAATCTCAGATCCGATATGAGCATCTATAAGCATAAACTTGCTTAGCTTATGGTATCTCGCCATAGGAAGCTCATCTATGGAATCATAGATCTCAAGAGAGTGTCTGCCGAGTTTTACTTTTTTCATAANAGCTTTCTACTTATAACAGTTGAAACAAAAGGCATAGCTAAATAACCAGGCTCCCAGAAACTAAAAGCTAAGAACAGACATACGATCACGCTTATCCACCATATCGTACAAAAGGGACAGGAGAATAACCTGTTCAATAAGTCCGTTTCTATCTTAAAAGTTCTTTCCAACCAATCATCAGCATTAACCTGAAGGAATTCCCATAGATCCCACTTATTAAAAAGGATATACAGGAAAGCAATCACTGAAGCTAATATAACAGCTATTACCAAAAAAGAGAAAACATCTTCTAACATGGTTCGTCGTATATTAATTCCCCTTCAAATCTAAATCCCCCGTAAGGGTGCATTAAAAACTGATTAACAGTCTCATCAAGAGTGAACTCCCTGAAAATATTCTCGGGGAGGCGATATATATTTGCTATTCTAAGAGCTCCAGCGGGAGGAGTAATCTCTTTAATGACCTTTAAGGTTTTCTCCTCTAAGTCTAAAAGATCTCTGACCCCGTTAGTCTTTCTTACTTTACGAAGATCTACCCAGAATATCAAAGCAAACGGAGCTTTGCTCCTGCCCTGCATACGTGGCACCCCCTCATACCTCTTAGGATCCATGAGCCAGAAGAATGAGTAATTCCCGAGTTTATCATCAGGAGCAAGCATCCTATAATCATTGTTCCCAGGTCTCTCAGGGAGGTATATAGCGGGGAGTTTGTAGCTCCTACCATTTATTGATTTAATAATTCTTTCAGCTGGACCAAAAGCATTATCAAGCCAAGTAAGCTCATTCTTTAATTGGCTATTGAACGACTGAAGGATAGTTCCTAAAGCGCTAGTACTTTGTTCTACATCACTAGCCATTTTTTAACTCCTTTTTTATTGCTTCTATAACAAGGGGGTAAATCATCACACTTGTTTTTCCCATGTTATCTGGTGTAAGGCCAAATATATCAGAACCATATTTATCAACTAGTTCTGGGGTCTTGCCATCAGTAGCAGAAATATAAAATATAGTAGGCTCAGGTATTAACTCAAACGAGCGATGAAAATCCCCAGTGTCACGCAAAGTAACCCTGTCTGTGGGTTGGCCCTTCTCTGATTTGAGTCTAACAGTGTAAGGGGTATAAGGCCGGTAAGTGTTTATAGATACCCCCAATCTGTTTACGCCCTTATCATTAAGCTGTTCTACATTGAGTTCTACTATATCATCCTTCTTCTCGGTTACAGCATCACGAGCATAATCTCCATTCTCTACTTTTGTCTCAATTACGCCAACAGTAGAAAGTAGTGCTAATATGGATGCTAAGCCTGCCATTATGCTGTTCTGTATTTTACTCCTCCATTGTGACATTTCAAACAGATGCGATCAAGTCCCTTAGTTTCAATTGAAAGAGCTTCATACGCTCTTCTAAGGTCTTGACCAAGTCCTTGGGGCTTACTGCTTTGTGTATTGCCGTCAAGTTCATAGAGAATATCAAGTCTTGAAACATTGGACTGGTTCCTGTTAACACGTACCTCTGGATTCATAGCCATTGTACGAAGAGCATCAGCTGCCACCTGCTTCTGGATAACCTCTGCAAATATGCCTCTCTGTTCGATGATGAAATCTGTAAGATCGCATCCGATAGAGAGTTCGCAATTGATACCATAGTTCATTGTATTGGTGTATATCGTTCTTTCTATATCCCACATAAGAGGATGTTCAGCAAAACCTTCAGGAGCTGGATAACAGAAAGGCGAAACCTGAACATACTTAGTAAGTTCCCTCCATACCTCTATGGAACCAATATTACAAGTTCCGCAAGGTTCTTTAGACCAATCTTTTGAAACATTTAGTGCCTCCATACCAAAGGGAAGTTCATCCTGGTTATAGCAAAGAAACCAAGCACCTCCAGCATCAGTTCCATCACTGATATAAGGAAGATAAAGATCTTTTACGTCGAACCATTGGAATCCCCCGCTAGTATTTGTGAAGTCTAATTCAAAAGTCTTAATCGGAGCTCCCTGAGAGCTATGGAAAAGATACATCTTAATCTTCCCGGTAGCCCCAACCATCTGGAGGCCAATCCTATGAATTTGCATAGTAACGCCCATTGCTCTTACGGGAATGATCTCCATTCCTACGAGTTTGTGCGTGGACGGAATGGTTGCTTTAAGTCTTGCGGCTCCATCAAAGAATGTCTTGCGATCAAAGAGCTCTCTTGTTTCATAATTAAGTTTCTTCATACGAAGAAACGTCTGAACAGCTTTTGTAATACCAGCTTTTGTTATTCGGGTAAGATAATCAGAAAGATAACTATATCTTCCCCAGGTGTCGAAAGTCTCATCGGAGGGTTCGACATTAACATTGTCAACTAAAGCTATCCAGACTTCTCCTTCATGCTTTACCTTAGTCCCCTCAACATATTCTGCCTCGTCGTTCCATCCTGGGTATATGTACATAAAGTCCTCAGGTACTATACTCTCGATGTTATCAAGAGTGAGAAGGGGGTGGACGTCTTGAAACATAAGTCCACTCTCGGACTCGGTCAATGCCTCATCAATTGCTTTCTGAGGGTTGAGGCTCTGCCCCCATCCAACTAGATGGAAAAGCTTAGATTGTATATCGTTAATTCGTATCATACCAATGTTTTCCCAAATATAAGAGTAAATTTACTAATAACAACAAGAAAGGCCATGAAAAATCACGGCCTTTGCTTGAAAAATTGACTGGAGACTTATTGATCTGCCTGAACTGCCTGTGTGTAAACAGGATCGCTCTCTCCGTTGGTAACGTAAACAGGAGCTGCCAGAGGGTTCTGAGCAGTTGAAGAACCGATAGCGGCCTTGATGATCGGGTTAGCGATATTCTCCTCGTCGCTGTTGTAAGCTACCAAGAAAGCAACGTCTACCGAGAACCCGTAGTGCTCCTTACCGTTACAGGTCATATCAGCTGAAGCTGCGCCTGCGATCTCTGATTGATCACCTACACTGATGTAATAGTGTGAACCAACGGGGAGATCGACGAACGGGAGACGCACTTGGTCCCACTCGTGAACTCCATACCTAGAGCGGAGGAGAGACTCACGATCAACGCGAGTAAGAACACCTACGTTGCCATCCTCAACTGCGAAGAAGGTACCGAAGTTGCCCTCTGCGTTGTTGATGTTGTTGGTAAAGTGGATGATCTTATCCTCAAACTCCATCCTCTTGTTCTGGTCGTTGTAAAGACCATGCTGAGCCAGCTTACGAAGCATTGAATCTATACCAGCGTTACCGATGATGTGAATCTGACCAGGATAAGCATTAGCTCTCATCATAGTGTTCACGTCTGAGAAGATGCCATCACGCATGCCCCAGGGTACCTGAACAACGTTACCAGACTGAGTGTAGTAAAGGAGTGACTCGAAGACCTGGGTCTTCTTAGCATCCAAAGCTGCTACAGCTGCCTGATCCAGCTTAATAGCAAGTGCTCTTGATACCTTCTCGAGCTTACGAGAGAAATCCTGGTCGTAGCCAATCTCGTTGTTGAGATAGAGAGAAGGAACCATCGTGAAGCCAACTGCGAAAGTAGCCCAAACGATGGTATAAAGAGCAGAAGTGTTCTCTGCATCGCCGATAACGCAAGAACGTACGTTTGATACGGTTACATTGCCATCGAAATCGATAGCAGGGATCNGAACTGTGTTACCCATTGACTCGAATGCGCGAGCCTTAAGATCGGGTGAAATAATCGAATTACCTGAGTTGGTCTGGCCAATGAAAAAGTCAAGAGCCCCATACTCAAGAGGACGGGTCATATTACGATCGAACTGCGGGTTCTTAATACGCCAATCCTGAAGTCTTGTTGCAATAAGAGACATAGCTTTTAGTGTTTAAAATTGTTTATACTTAGGCTGACCCTTTGCCTTATCTTAGGGGCAAGTTCTGGATGTTGTTGTCCTTCCATAACTTGTCCATCGCGTCTTGGAACTGATCTGAGCCAATTGTCATGCCCTGAGCAAGCAAGCTCTTGGTTATAATCTCCTGAGCCTCCTGCCTTGTGCGGGCCTGAGAAATATCAACTGACTGGGCCCCAGCTCCAGAATCCCCTCCTGCATCAGGTACGGTGCCGCTGCCTGAAGCCTGTCTTCCGGTGGAAAGAACATCTTTCAGTTCTCTAACGAGGAGCTCTTCAGCCGTGTACGGGTTAAGCTGTTTCTCCGGGTTATTCAAAACTGCGCCGTCTTGTCCGCGGAATACGAGGCGTTTGCCGCCATTACCGTCATCAATGTAGTCAGGATTCATGCCCTTAATCTTAGTTGAAGCATTCTGAAGCAAAATTGCTTGAACAGAAACGGGGATCTCAGACTTGAACTGAAGCCCACGCGATGCAACAGCAAGATCATTATCAACTCTAATACCGAATATCTCGGCTTGATGGTCCTTCTCTTTCTGCTCCATCTGTGACTGAAGCTGACTGTACTGAGTCTTCGTGTTAGCGAGTTCTGCCTTTGTCTGTTCAAATTGACGCTGAAGTTCTGGACTTGCGCCTTTTGCAAGTTCTCCCTCAAGTCTAGTCTTTTCTGCTGTGAGCTCAGTTATCTGGGCCTTAAGTGACTCAGTGTCTCCGAGATTCTTCTTCATCTCCTGGATTGCTCTAGGAAGATAGTCGTAAGTCTTCTCAGGATTTGCTCCCATCAAACGATCTATACCTGTAGCGTCTTTAGTAAGCTGATCAAACCTCTGGTAAATTTCACTCGTTTTCTTGCCAATCTCACCAGCAACATCATTGTTGTTGATAGTGATGATAGCATTAATCTGGTCGTCGGTTAAACCGGCCAAAGCTGCATTAGCAACTAAGATCTCTTTTGTTATCATAATTCTACCTTTTGAATTAATATCGTATATTTAATCAAGGGAAGTATCGCTATCGCCTTCTGCGGGCTTAAGCTCTTTCTTACCCTTGTTCTTATTCTTGTTCTCCTTTTTCTGCTCAGCTTTAAGTTCCTCAAGGAGTTCTTTTCTGAGCTCATCCTTCAACTCCTGTCTCATTTTAGCTTTATCGATTACAGGAACTGGCCCTTTAACAAAGGGATGCTTCTCGCACCACTCTTTAGGATCATAGAGAATATCAACAGTGTAACCCTGCTGGCGGAGGAGGGAAAGCATACCATTCTCAAAGTCCACTCTTGCGAACTTCTGAATGAAGGGATGGCTTAATTTCTTTCCGTTGTGCTGGTCGAATGTCGGTACTTCCAGTTTAACGTGGAAGAACCTTTCCTCTCCTGCAGGAACCTTGTAGTTCTCAGGAGTAATCTCCGAAATAGGAAGATCGATGTTGTCTTTTGTTAGCATAAATCATTGTTTTAGTTATTACTCTTGTGCCGGAGGAGTAATGCTCACTCGGGCTTTTTCTTCTGCTGCGTATTTTTTGAATTCCTCTTTTATCCGGTTGATCTTCTTGTTGAAAGGAAGAGCGGAACCAAATTCGATAACGTTCGTGTTCTCACGCTCGAACCTACGAACATAATCGGGGAAATTCAGCTTAATTCTGAGATCGTCTTCTGGGATAAGTTGTTTCTCAAATAAACCAAGAGCTTCTGTACGTCCTATGTGACGATAAGGCTCGAGTTCATTGAGAGTGAGCATCCTCTGAAGTTCCAAAGGATTATCCCTATACTCAGTTTCTATAATTTGTCTCTGGAGTGAATCAAGCTCTGCCTCACTAGCTCCAGAGTTCTTAGCATTCGTGTAAAGACTACGTAAGTCANTAGGAGAAAGCAGATAGAAATCAGTGCCAAGGCTAATAGAAGCAGAAAGAAAATCTGTNCCATAACGGCAGCGGCAAATTGTTTCATCTACCCATTTCATTGCTCTCTCAAGTCCTTCCTTGATNCCCTTAAGAACTGTAGTCTTNGAGTCATAAGAAGCTGAGACCTGTTTTTCATTAACAGCCTGAGAAGTTAATACCGGGCTATCAACCCCAACAATACCATCGATAATATTGTTCTTAAGCCTCTCTTCCTCAGACACGTTATATTCAAGAGCATGGCGGTCAACAGTAGTGATCTTAACTGGGTCGTGAAGATCAGGCTGACCTTCGCCAGGTATCGGAACCTCTACAAATGAACCAGCCCCGGAAAGTCTCTTGCTACTACAGACAGGGCATCGTACTAAACCATTGGCATCATATTTCCAATGGTCATGCTTATCTCTAAGGAAGCCACCATCGCAATAGTCACCCGCTTCATCATTTCTAAAATCGCAATCCATAGCGTAACCAGAATAAACAGGATAACCTGCATACGTATCCAAGTGACGTTTTGCGATATGAAAATAAAGGAACCAATCAAGTGACTCAAGCTGTTTTGTTATCGGGCTCTTCTTTACATCGTGATCCTCTAAGCTAAGCGGCTGATCCCAGAAGAATCTTGCAGGGCAATAGCCAATATCATGAGGCTTCTCTAAAAGAAGCTCTCCGATCTGGTTCTTCTTGAACTCGAATATCCTGTATGACTCACCGTCTATAACTGCGATGCGATCTTCAGGCTGGCGGAATATGATCCAACTCATTTGACCTGTCACAGGATCTGCCTCGAATGTGAGGACATCCTTTATCTTGAGCCAATAGAAATAAGGTTCGGGGAGTGTCCCTTCTTGCTTCTGTGGCATGTCTACCACAAGAACTGAGTTTATCTCAGTCTTGAAATACTCCCAACCAACTGACCTCCAGATCTCTGGCTCATGAAGGATAGTCTGTCTATACCATTCCCAATCAGCTCTCTGTTGCGATGACCGGAATTGGTAATTAAATTTGGGATCCCTGCCATCAAAAACGCGGAAAAGCTTATCAAAAGCAATCTCGGTTATCTCGTTGGTCTTTATAGGGAACCTAAACAAGGTCTTAAAGATACGAAACTTGTCATCAGGAATCAACGCTGACACATACGACATGAAATCTGCCAGCGGCTGGGAAAACGAACTCGAGACCTTAGTCTCAACGTGGAACTTAATCCTGTTTTGATGAGCCTGAGCCCTTGACAGAATTGCTCCCTTTCGGTTTTCCCTTAGTTCCTTTCTTATCTGTTCTATATCTAAGACCATTGTCTTTGAACTCAAATTCTGAATCTTCAGGAAGCACCCATCCCCCGTTATCTCTCGTTCTTAGGATGCTCTCGGCGAGAGTAAAATCAAACTCCTGCCTGAGGCCCCATCTGGGAACCTCAAGCAAGATTTTGGTGGTTTTTACAGTACCCATAACCTAAAAAGCTATTAAGTACCAGGAACCAGATCCAGCGGGTTGAAGTCTGTCGGGGTGACGATCTTCAAATTGTCCGAGTAGTTCGGAGCAAAGCTGAAGCTGATGTTGTTTGAATCAGGATTCTCAAGACCTCCATGACCCTTGTCACTGATAAACAGAGAGCGGATGGGTATAGGATAGTAAGTGTTGGGCTCGTCTGTGTCCTGAATAGCCTCGATCTGGCCATTCTCGTTGAAGAGATATACGCCGAGGTTTCCAACAGCTGCCTCACACATGAGATCCTTCATAACTTTGATAACGTTCTGAGGCATACGTCTCAGGACAGCCGAGAAAGCTGTGGGCTCTGCGCCGAGTACCTCTTCTATACCTCCCAGAGACTCATTGCCACCGCCGAAAGTACGTGCTGCACCAGGCTCGCTAGTGGGATTGTTGATGAAAGGTGAGAGAACGATCTTGGCGCCAGTACTATTAGAATCTGCGATCAGAGGAGTCCAAGAAGCCTTCAGCGTGATAGTGGGAGTAGTAGTAGATCCCGTACCAGTTGCGGCAGCAAAGGAGTTCTTATTCCCGTCTGACTTCGTCAGACGCTGGAAAGCTATCTTCTGAATCTGACCGAAGTTCTCGCCGCACTGAACAACCGGAATAGTTGTCAAAGCTGAACTAGCAGGACATGAACAAATCATACTCATAGTGATAATTGTTTTAGAATGTTTATAAACTCGTTTTACCCGTAAGAGCTACCTTCTGCTCCTGACGCAAACATAATAACAGTTTTCTAAGTAATAACGATGTTTCTCGAAAAAAATCGAAAAAGATCCTTCTCGCATGTTTTTTTCTACATCATTCATATAGTCAGTAGTTAGCGGTCATGCTAAAAGCCGAATCTCTTTAATAACAGACAACCAATATTGTTTATACAAATCAAATAACCAAGAATCATCAGTAGTCCATTCCATATCCTTAGTTTCTATTGAATAAGGATATTCACCGTTAAATGATTCTAACACTTCTTTTGCTTGCTTTTCAGAAAGAATAATTGCAATGTCGTGATGACCATTGAATATATGCTTGGACAATTCATTTGATATTGATTCGTAAATCTCGTTTGCTTTTTCTTTTGGTGACATTTTTATTAAACTTGATATTTCCTTATTAATTCATGGCAAAAGTAACACATAATTTTCAAACATGTAAATATGTGACAACATTTTATTACGATGTTAACGAGGTATCAGTCCTGCGTTCTGGTTCGGGTTGTTCCTCACCTTCACGCCGTGTGCTTTCCTTGAGCCTCGCTTAGAAAGTTT